CCGGGGCGGCAACTTCGAGGGCGGCAACTTCTGGGGCGGCAACTTCCGGGGCGGCGTTATAAAAACCAATCGAGATTTCATCGTGTTCGCTTCTTGTGGCCGCCGCAACGCACCGTTGACCGTACAGTTCGAGGATGAAACCCTATTGACTACCGGCTGCCAGTCCCGCATCACCTTGGCAGAGTTTGCCGCAAAGGTAAAGGCGACCCACGGCAATAACGTCTGGGCGCAGGAGTACCGCGCCATTATCGCCTGCGTGAAAACGCTCGCGAAAATTCGGCAGGCAGAGAAGGAAGGCAAAAAATGAGCGAAACCGAAATTAAAGCCAAATTGGACACATTGGCAGAGTACCAGGCGCAACGCGACCTAATGGAAGCAGACAAACGCGCCTTGCTCGAAGAAGTGAAGGTTCCAGAAGAGATTCAGGCGATTGTCAGTGCGGGTATGAAGCAGGCTAGTGAGGTTTTTGTCTCCTCCACTCCAGAAGTTGAGGCGAGTATTGCACTAGAAAAAGCGGAACTAGACGCGATTGTTGTCCCGGAAGAAATAAAAGAGGCTCTCGCCGAAATAGACGCCAAGCGCGTTGCGGTCTCAGAACGATACAGGGCGCAGGATGCACAACGGCGGGAGAAAATTGCCGTGCAACAGTCCGCAATTCAAGCCAAGGTTGAGGCTGAAACGAAAGGTGTTTATACCGCCCTGGCCCAGCGCAAGGTTGAGATAGAAGCCGAGTTCGCCGGTAAAACCGAAGCGGTTGATGAGAATATCCGCAAACTGACCGAAGAAATCAAGGCGGAGGTCAAGGAACTCGGCGCAAGCGTAAAGGGCGAACATTACCAGGGCGTCTATGTCAAAGGGAGAACTTCTTGGAATAATGACATGCTAGACGGAATGATCTCTCTGGTTCCCCAATTGGAGAAGGCTCGCAAAATCGGGGAACCATCAGTCACAATAAGAAGGATATAAAAATGTCTCATCCAAGCATAGTGCGACATCTAAAAAATGAATTACTTGGGTTGCGTTCCAATGGATTGACCTTACGTGAGATCGCCGATAAGTATGGGGTCAATGAGGCATCAATCAGAAAAACTATTGGACGCACGGGATGTGTCAAAATCCGGAGATCGTGCCCAATCAATGACAGGTTTTGGGAGAAGGTCGAAATAAGAAAAACTGACGATTGCTGGGAATGGACAGGTGCCTTAGGAGGTTCAGGCTACGGTCACATTCTGATGGATAAAAAAACCATTGACGCTCATAGAGTGAGTTATGTTTTGGCTAATGGAGAAATACCAAACGGTCTTGAAGTCCTCCATTGTTGCAATAACAAAAAATGCGTGAACCCAAATCATCTAAAACTTGGAACCCAACGCGACAACATGATTGACTTTCACATCATGCGTCGTGAAGGTAAACCCTCTATAACGCTCCGAAGAATATAGCGTGAGCGTCCGATTGTTCTCCCGCGTGCATGGGGTTACGCGGGTAATCAATCCCGCTCCTCCTTTGAAAGGGAGTAGCCCTGGGTGAGGGCTACTCCCGAAGGAAAACGAAATGACAGACATCACAACCATTCCCGAAGAAGAGTTCCGCAAGGATTTGCAGGATAGTTATGCCGACATCATCAATTGCGAAGCTGCTTTGAAACTCGAAATTACCGCTTACAGTGGCGGAAGTGTTCAATCTCGCTTAGACGCCAACAAGCATTTCGTCAAGGTGATTTCCTCCCTGAAAGATTTGTATGAAGAAATCCACGCCAAATAGCCAATTCCGCGCCGTTGGGAGCTAAGTTGTTTGTGAACCATGCGCGGCGGCGCGATTGGAGATGGGCGGGCGGCGTGCACCCGCAAAATGTGAAGGCATCTACCCCTAGTAATTGTCAGCGTCCAATCGGTAGGAAGGGACTGGTCACAGGACTAAACCGTAATGATGCCCCGCCCATTTGTTTTACCTCTGCCGTATCTAGGACAGTCACTCGACGGAAAACGCAATGGAACCGAAGCGAGCATAAATGTTCTGCTGAACCGGCGGCGGGGCACCCTCTCAAATATCTGATTGGAGGATGATATGAACTGCATTCGATGTAAACATCCCGTTGAAGAGCATATGTTTATTGATTGCGCTCACAAAGAATCTGTTATTTGTGATTGTTCCCTTGATAGATTCAATGCGGAATATATTACCTACCGCGCGCAGGTGCGAATATTGAGGGAGGCGCTACAGGGATTTGTGGATTACCACGAAACAGATTATCAGGAGCAACTTGACGAGATGCCGGAATATGCCGTGGCTATCGCCGCGCTTGAAAGGACGAAATGAGGGCAAACCGCAGGGACCAAAACGAAAAATCAATAGTCCAGTATTGGCGGCAGATAGGTTGCCTCTGGATACCGATGCAACCTGGCCAGGGATTCGACGGGCTGTTAATTGGTAACAATGGTGGAAAGTGGATCGTGGAAATCAAGAATCCCGAAGAACGCCTGATATTGACAGAATGTGAACGAACACTAAAAAACAACATTGAAATTCGAGGCGGGTGTTATCACATTATCCAAACCTTGGCCGAAGCGGCGACGCTAATTGGAATGGAATTGGAGGCGAAATGAATGAAACACAAAGAGATTTCTTGCACTTGGTTAAACCCGCCGCCGATATGGTGGAGGTATGCGTATCAGAAATGGGCGATCATTTTATGGCGACTATCGGGGATTGGTGGATGGCAACCGGCAGTACGGCGAAGGCTGCCGTGAAAGCGGTTGTAAAAATGTATTCGAAAGAATGCAGAGGCATAAATGAGATGATGGAGGCGAAATGAAATGCCCTAAATGTCAACGAAAGCAATATTACGTTTGTACAAATCCGAAATGTATCTGTCAAAATTCGGTTCCCAAAAACAAGAAACCGCAAACCTGGGTTGATGATTGGTCGCTGAGGTGTCCATATTGTGGGTTCGTCGCATCCGATGATTATTGGGGAGAACGCGAGATGAGGGAAGCCGAATGAAACCCGCAGCAACCAAAACCGAACTGCTCCACATTCCTGGTATCCTGAAAATGACCGCCGCGGTCAAAGACTCGAAAACTGCCGAGGCAATAGCGGAACGCAGAAATTACGTCGCATTCTGGTGGGACAGGCGCACGAAGAGACTGTATGCGAAAGAGAAGGCACTTGGAGACGTAACCTATGGCATGGTCTAAGGGTTTGGCCGAATGGATTGAGGATGACGTGGCATTTATTTCCGTGGCGTTCTCGTGGCGACTTCCTGAGGCCTACCAACGGGCAATTTGGTTGCGCGCGCAGGGCTATAAAGTCCGCGCTGGAGGGCCGGGATTGTTTGCTCGCCGCACATACCTGGAGAGGGTGACCGGAATTGGCGGCGAAGTTGATGCACTTGTTCACCACAATCCGCGGGCGACTATGGCAAGTCGCGGTTGTCCGGTTGGGTGTTACTTTTGCGTTGTGCCGAAGATGGAGGGCAAGGAATTTACACTACTTCCAGACTTCATACCTCGCCCGATTCTGTGCGACAACAATCTCTCCGCCCTCCCGGTGGAATACCAAAATCACATCATTGAGAAGTACCGAAAATCAGACGTTCCACTTCTGGATGCCAATGGTGGATTTGAGCCGCAAACATTTGACAAAGAAACTTACCGCCGTTGGAAGACAATCAATCGGGGCGCGTGGCGATTTGGATATGATGAAACCATAGAAGAAAACGAGGCACATCGAATGGCCATGATTTTGAAAGATGAACCCGCTTCCTCGAAGCGGGTTTATGTCCTGATCGGAAACGAACCATTTGAAGAGTGCCATAGGCGCATTTTGCAGGTTATTGAATGGGGTTGCGAGCCACATGTTCAGCCGATGATTGCACTTAATGCCCTCGCAAAACATCCCGTTATCCGTTTTGATTGGACGGAACAGAAATTGCGAGACTTGGCGCGTTGGGCGAATCGTTGGATATGGCGAACTGTGCCATTCTCAGATTATCGTGGATAGGAAAAGGAGACAAAATGAACTTACTAATTGCAGCCATATCAATATTTGCTCTGGGGTTCGTACTCAACGACCTCACCAGCGTCCCGACGCTGGTTGTGATCGCCGCCTGTCTGGCGATACAGATTGGTGTCGTGATCGCGTATAGCCGAAAGGGAAAAAAATGAATAGCGCGCTTGATGAATTTTTTGCTAACAAGAATTGGGAACAAGAGGACGGTGAATGGTATTACATAGGCGAAATAGACCCAAAGAAAGCCTCCTCCGAACTTGTGGAGATGAAAGAGGATAAAAAATTTCTGGCTACGGAGGTTGCAAAATATATCGCAGTGGCCGCCCGCCTCCGTGCCGACCTAGACGAGGCAATAAACATGTTTCAAGAATATGTGGAACACGGCAGGTTTGGCGCAAACCATGACCCTTCCGCCTTTTTTGCGCGGATGAAGGAGGCAAAATGAGTGAACTGAAACCAAATTTGGATGAATGGGCGCGCGGTTATAGTGACGGATGACCGTTGTGACAAACCCTGGTTTATTTCCCGCAACGAACTGGAACTATTTAGGGGTGCCCACCTACACACGCCGGGAATTACAGTCACGATACTCAAGCAAAGAGAGGAACAATGAAACCCGCCCAAACAAAAGCTGACCTGCTCCGCATCCTGGGTATCCTAAAAATGATTGCCGCAGTCAAAGACTCGAAAACAGCCGAGGCCATCGCGGAGAGGCGCGGGTACGTCGCGTATTGGTGGGACAAACGCGCCAAGAGGCTATACGCGAAGGCGAAAGAATGAAACGTTACTGGATCAAACTTTGGCTTGAAATTCTCAATGACCCCAAGATGGGGCAGTTACCTGATTGGCTTTGGCGGCGTGCCATAGAGCTGTTCTTGCTTGCGGGTGAGAACGGGAACGATGGTCTGCTACCCCCAATAGAAAACATGGCTTGGAGATTAAGGGTTTTTGAACCAAACAAACAACAACTTCTTGACTCGTTGAAAATGTTATCTAAAATTGGATTGACACACGAAACCCCAAGTGGTTGGATGATCAAATCACAAAAGGAATTTTTGTTTCCTCTGCATCCCAAATATAAAAATCGGCGGATTGAGTGGGGTGTGGTCCGAAGAGTTTTATCTGCCTGGGTTTTCTTCCAGGACGGGAGAATATGCAAAAATTGCGGGGCCGTAGATGATCTGACTATTGACCACATTATCCCAATTAGAAATGGCGGAACAGACAATCTAGATAACCTTCAAGTTCTTTGTAGAAAATGTAATTCATCAAAGGGGGCCAAATAATGGCTAATTTCCGCCAGCTTCATTGCAAAATGTGGTCATCTGATAACTGGTTCATCAATCTGAATCCAGAAATGAAATTACTATTCATCTATCTTTTCAGCAACGAACGCGCATCTATGACCGGTTTGTACGAGATTCCAGTCAGGATCGTGTCATTTGAGACTGGATTGACTAGAGATTGCGTCCAGGACGCCATTGAAGTCTTCACCAAAGCGGACAAAGTCGAATATGACTTCGAGAGCGGCGTTATCTGGATAAAAAACATGGCAAAGTATCAAGTCCAAAATAACCCGAATGAACACATCAGGAAGCGTATAGCAGACGATATGAGAAATGTTCCTGACTGTGAACTAAAACGGAGGTGTGTTGATACCCTATCAGTACGGTATGGATACAGTAGCGATGCCATTGTCTCTTCTAGTATAGTATCTTCTAGTCTTTTATCTTCTGAAGAGAGGGGTACGGGGGGAAAAACAGAAAACGTATTCACAGTCTACGAGCACAATATTGGCGTGCTGACCCCGATGATTGCCGATGCCTTGAAAGACGCAGAAATTACCTACGGTCCGGTTTGGATATGTGCTGCCATCCAGGAGGCCGTTGCGAGCAATGCCCGCTCGTGGAAATACTGCGAGGCGATCTTGAAGCGCTGGTCGCGTGACGGTTTCAAGGCTCCGAAGGCACCCAGTGGCAAGTCCTCCCCCGAGGACGTGTCCGAACACAACCGGCGCGTGATAGAGGAGTTGGCGAAATGACAAGAGTTATCCGCACGAAGCCAGAACCCTATTGTCCAGACTGTGGGGCGAAAATGGTGCTTCGTAGGCCACCGCCCGGAAAAGATTGGGAACCGTTCTGGGGCTGTAACCGTTTTCCTGATTGTCGAGGCAAACGCGTGATCAACCCAGACGGAACATTTGAATCCGATGACGAATGGGATGAACACAAATGACCGATTTTCAGCTTTTTCTGACCAACGAACAAGCGTATCAGCTTGAATTGCGCGAATGGATGTCTGTACTGGCGCAACTCTGGACCGGAATCGGAAAGCCGCTCGAACCGGAACGGCTGAAAATCTACCGGGACCAACTCAAAGCAGTGCCCCTGGGATTGCTGGACCTGGCCATCGCCCGCGTGATGCGGGAAAATACCTGGTCGAACGTACCTGCTGTCGGAGTGATCTGGCAAGCCATTCGCAAGGAGTTGGGTGACCCGCACGACTTGATCTATTCACTGCAAATCTGGCATCCTGCCTATCGGTCGCGGCAGGAACAACCTGAATTGTTGTAAGAGAGAGAGGCAGAAATGAGTGACACAAAAATGCTTGAGAAATATATGAAATTTGGACATCACTTTTCTTGTACAGGATACGCAAGGAAATCAGATGACTCTAAACATCCATGCAATTGTGGGTACGACCAAGCCGCCGCCGAACTTGCGGAACTGGAAAAACAAATTGTGTTGGATAAAGCAGTAATTATCCAACAGAAAGAGGACAAAATAAATCTCCGCGCCGCGCTGGACGAGGCGAAGGCGTGGGAGGAATTTCATCCCCGCGCTGTAAAACTGCTTCGCAAGCGAAAAAATTTCGTGGTAGTAGCAGAAGATGAACCCTACCTTGTGCAAATATATGACATCATCCGTGAGCACGAAAAAGAATCAGGCAGGTGGACAGCGGATGATGAAACTTATTATCAGCAGGCCGTCACCAACGACAGGCGCGAATGGTAAATGCCGTATGGCTGGAAAAGAACCTGAAGGAAAAATCATGAACGAAAAACAGGAGCGCAAGTTTCGCCGTTACGGCCGCAAACAATTCAATTTGATGTTGGCGCAGACCTGGAAGCAACCGCACCGGGTCCGGCTGGCTTGGCGAATTGTGAGAGGACGATGAGCGAAACTCGCCCGACCTACGGCACATTCCAACTTGATACCCCGAACGACGAGGAGAAATTGCGATTCGTCTTGTCCGTGCTACCGTTGGACGTGCTGCACCGGCTGGCGACGATGGTTCAGGCGGTCAAGGATGTCGGGTTCGGTGATGTGACAGTAAAAATCCAGGCGGGGAGGATATTTGTTTTGACCATAACCAAGAGCGAGAGAGTGGAGGAACCATGCCACGAACAGTCGTTATCATAGGCAAATGCGCATTGCACCAATTGCTGGCTCCGTTCGATGATCCCGATGTGCAGATTTGGGCCATGTTGAACATGCTGCACCATAAGCGGATCCCCCGGGCAGATGCGATATTCGAGATGCACAAGCCGACTCTGTGGGATTTGCACGACCCGGATGGCTCGTATTCTGAATGGCTGAAACAACCGCATGAGTTCCCGATCTACATGAACCGATTGTATCAGGATGTCCCGGCCTGCGTGGTGTATCCGCTGGCTGAGGTTCGCGAGCGGTTTTTTAGGAAACTTTACAAGGGCAAAGAGCGAATCACAAAATTCTGGACAAGCACCGCTTCGTATATGGTCGCTCTCGCGCTACTCCAAGGGTTCAAGCGGATCGAAATGTACGGAATTGAAATGGCAACCGGTAGCAATTATCAGTACCAACGAGACTCGATGTTCTGGTGGGTGGGCGTGGCGAACGGGATGGGGGTTGAGTTTGTGGTGCCGGAAAACTCGCATCTATTTGAGTCTGTGCTGTATGGATACCGAGACCCGCCGAACAGTTGTGCCGAGACAATAAGAGATGTATAATAGACAACATGAAAACTATACCGCTCTCGCAAGGGAAAGTAGCCATCTGTGACGACGAAGATTATCAATGGTTGTCCAAATGGACGTGGTATTACACCTACTATGGATATGCAGCGCGCGCCTCGGGAAAAAGAACCTTCTATATGCACAGAGAATTGATGCAAACACCAGATGGCATGGAAACCGACCATGTCAATCGCGACATGTTAGATAACCGGAAAGAGAACCTCCGAGTCTGTACCAGGGCGGAAAACCGCCAAAACTCAAAAACCAGAACCGACAATTTGGCAGGGTATAAAGGCGTGAATAAGATTTGCAATAAGTGGCGGGCGCGGATCAGAATAAACAATTCTCAAAAGCACCTAGGGCTTTATTCCACACCGGAAGAAGCGGCGCGGGCATACGATAATGCCGCCCGAAGTATCTTTGGAAAATTTGCAAAACTAAATTTTGAGTCGAAACTTGTATAAAGACACGAAATGATGTAAAATAGACGTACAACGCCCAAGATTGGTAAGCCAACTGGACAGGTCGAAGACCTGTCCTTTTTCTTTTCAAAAGGAGAGCCCCATGATCGAATGGAATGTAATACTCAACGAAACACTGAAAATCCTTATCCCATTGCTGGTGACCGCCCTGATCTCGCTGGTTGTGGCCGGCGCTCGTTTGTTCTGGTCGTTTGCATCCGCGAAGTTCCAACTCATTGAGTCACTCTACCCGACGGTGGGGGAACTGCTCAATGAAGCCGCCAGGTTTGCTGTGCAGGCTGCCGAGCAGGTGAAAATCCATGCGGAGAAAGACCCGGCATACCTGCAACTCATCACGTCCGCAGGAAAAACTTTGCGGGATGAAGCAAAGCAATATGCGGTTGAGTCGGCTTCGCAATGGCTGGAGGCTCACAGTATTAAGGGCATTGACCTTGCCCTGATTGCCGCTGCCGTTGAGAAAGCGGTGCTGGAACAATTCGGTACACCAGCGCAGGAGTAGGCCGAAATGGCAAACGGGCACAGCGTCATAGACGAATTGCGGACGATGGCGGGAGATGAGCGTGTAACCATTCCGCAGAAAGTTTACAATCGTCTCATGTTATCAGCGATCGTGGAAATATATGATACGGTAAAGCCGATGCGGAAGTGGGGCAGCACGATTTGGCTTGTGCAGTGGGTCGGGGGCGTTTTGGGGGCGGCGATCCTGCTGATTTTATTGTCAATGTTGACGCACACATTCGTGTGGCCGTTTTAGGAAAGGGAAACCACATGCCAAGAGCGCAAGGGATAGACGTCAGCAAGTGGGAAGGATTAGTAGATTATTCCAAGGCCTTCGCTAGTGGCGCGTCGTTTATGTACGCCAAAGCTAGCCAATGGTCTGCCGATCCGCGCTTCGCAGAAAATTGGCGGAACGCGAAGGGCATTCTTCCGCGCGGTGCCTACCATTTCCTTGATTGGGGCTGGAGCGAGATAGAGCAGGCAAAGTTATTTGTGGCAACCATGAACGGCGATTGGGGCGAGCTTCCTCCGGTCCTTGATCTGGAAATGGAGCCATTTGCCGGGATGAAGGCCGTGGACGTGAGCGCGAAAGTCTGGAACTTCCTGAAATACGTCGAAAAAGCAACCGGGCGCATACCGATGCCGTATAGCGGATTCTATTACTGGAATCAATGGGGAAACCTGAACTTGGGTTGGGTGCACTTCCCATTCTGGCTGGCTTGGTATGCCCCGGAATGGTATGTAAAACTCCGCAGTGGCGGGACCGGGGTGCCGAAACCCTGGACCCGTTGGACATTCTGGCAGGATAAGGCGAAAGCAGATGGAATGGCTTATGGATGCCAAAGCAAGGAAGTAGACCACAACTGGTTCAACGGGACGGTGGACGAATTGCGATCGTTTGCAAGCGTGCCCCCGCTACCGGTGCCAATTTCACCACCTGCACCAGTCACGGGGAAGTATAAAGTGACCGCTGGAACACTCAAAGTGTTTGCGGGCGCTGGTGATATGTTCAGGCAGCTTGATTCGCTCACAAAAGGAACGGAGGTAACGATTGGGATGATCGTCGCCGCATACAAGGAGAAGTGGGCGTATATCGAAAAACCCGCCGGCTGGGTGCGTATGCTCTGGCTGGAGCCAGTATAGATGATTGAGTTCTATGCCTACCTTCCGCCAATACAGTCAGCGATCATGGTAGACGGGACAGGTGACAATCTGCAAGTAAAGTTGAACATTCCTCTGAAGGTCTCTCCTGATGGGATACGACTGGCAGGGATGACTGGACGAAAACTGAAAGTCACGGTTGAAGAAGTGGAAGAACCGAAGCAAGAACAACAAATAGAGCGGCCTAAAGAATGGTCGTCTCGAACAGGAACCGAGAATGGCATTACGAAATAAGCAAAAGGCATTTGTAGAAGCATATCTCCGCTGCTTCAACGCAACCGAGGCGGCGAAGAATGCCGGCTATTCCGAAGTCTCTGCCCGTTCAATTGCCTGTAAGTTGCTAACAAAGGACAACATTCAAGCGCTTATTCAGGAACGTTTGGCTGAAATGAAAATGTCTGCCGATGAAGTGCTGTTGCTTCTTGCTGATCAAGCTCGTTCCAGCGTTCAACCTTTTATCAAAGTAACCGAGCAGGGATTTGTGTACTTCGACTTCTCGCAGCCCGAAGCCATGAAGCACCTGAACCTGATCAAGAAAATCAAGAGCAAGCGCACTAGGCGCATCGAAGGTCGCGGAGATATGGCCGAGGAATGGGAAGACGAGTATGTCGAAGTTGAATTGTACGACTCGCAGGCTGCTTTGAAACTGATTGGCAGCCATCATAAACTATTTACCGACGAAACTCCTCCTGTCAACGTTCACTTGACCATTGAAGGACTTCAAACTGTACTGGATAAGGCTTATGGCAACAGTTCTGGTGGCTGATGAGCGCGTAGAACGATTGGTGATGGCGGCAAAAGAGGCTGGTTGTCCACGCGACCAAGCCGAGCGCTTCTTGATGACTGGCTATGTGCCTATCCCCGGCTTCCTGCCCTTCCACGCCGCGGCTCGTTCTGCTGATCGTTATGGCGGTCCAGAATGGATTGCCCTGGGTGGTAAGCGTGGACCTGGTAAGAGCCATGCAGCAATGGCACAAGCCGCCCTGGATGATTGTCAACGGGTAGACGGGCTGAAATTCTTGTTCTTGCGCAAGGTGATGAAAACAGCGCAGGAGAGTTTGGAAGACTTGGTGCGCCGGCTGTGTGCTTATGTACCGCACAAGCAGACTGCCAATGAGATTGAGTTTGAGAATGGCAGCCGTATCCTGCTCGGCGGATTCAAAGACGAGCGTGACATTGATAAATATCTGGGCATTGAGTACGACGGTATCTTGGCAGAGGAGTGCACCCAGCTCTCGGAGAAGAAGAAAGATGCCATTCGTGGCTCCCTTCGTACCAGCAAGACTCATTGGCGGCCACGGATATATCTGACAACGAACGCAGACGGCCCTGGGCTGATGTGGTTCAAGAAGATGTTTGTCGAACCTTCCCGCAAGGGTAATGAGCGAACCACTAAGTTTTTTGATGTGACGCACATTACCAACCCATTCATCAATCCAGAGTACCAAGCATGGCTGGATGGACTAACTGGACCGCTTCGTAAAGCCTGGCGTGACGGCGATTGGGATGCGTTCGCAGGCATGGCCTTCCCGGACTGGAACCATGAGCGGCACATTGTAAAGCTGGAAGATTGTTTTGACATTCCACTCCATTGGCCGAAGTGGAGATCAGTGGACTGGGGCTATGCTTCTCCGTTCTGCTGCACGTGGAAAACAAAGAATCCAGATACGCAGCACAAATACACCTATCGGGAAGTGTATGTGGCCGGGTTGACTGATAAACAACAAGCCGAACTCATCAAAGCCAATACGCCACCCACCGAACATATCAATATCACCTATGCCGATCCGTCCATGTGGACAAGAAAGAATCAAGATGGGATAGTGTTTTCGACTGCGGATGAGTATCAGAAGGCTGGTGTACCGCTGACGAAGGCGGATAATGATCGCAAGTCGGGCATACGCAAGGTGCACAACGCGCTGGCCGACATTGGCGACGGAGAACCGGGCTGGCAGGTATTCGAGAGTTGTCCACACCTGATTGAGCAAATGGAAAGTTTAGCCCTGAAAGAAGGCACAGAGGATGTAGCAGATGGTCAGGAAGACCATGCCTTTGATGCTGATAGGTATGGGTTTACTAACGAAAGCAGTATTGCCGCACCGAAACCGCAGCAGCCGAAGCAACACCTACCGTCGCAATATAAGAATTTGTAGGAGCAACAACATGCCAACGAAGAAAACCGACCTTGACCTTGTAGGCTTTGAACTCGCCCAAACCACCGCGAAGGAGATGGTAACTTCCTATTCAACTCTTCGAGAGAACCAAGTCAAATGTGAAGAAGCCTTCTTCATGGACTGGACGGATAAACCGAGTGGAGAAGTGAAGTTGACCATTTCCCCCGACCCGCATAACAAGGTGCGAGGCGCGACCAGATTGTTATCAGCAACCACACCAACGTTCAATGTGCCGGCAGAAAAGAATAACCTGGACGCAGTAGACAAGTCTTCCCTATGTGAGAAGGCCGCTAATGCGATGTGGGCTGGCAGTAACGCGGTTCAAAAGATTGTCGCCGAGCGAGACATGGCCCACTCTGCTACTCTCTACGGTGAAATGCACATGCGGGTAATTAGCACAAAGGATATGCTGGAAGTTGCCCAGACCGCAGCGAAAGAGAATAAGGATAAAGACAAGAAGCCATTATTCGATGCGAATGTCAAACATCACGAGGAGATCAGGAAACAGACGCCGTACTTGTTCGAGCCATTGGAAGCGACCACCTGTTACGTTCGCCGCTCTCGCTCCGGCCTCGAAGCGCATTACCAGAAGGTTAAAGTCACCGTGGCTGATGTGCTCGCCGCCTATGGCGGGGACGCAGAACGGGTATTGGCTGGGCGCAAATCATACGAGAATGTTGAACTCAATGTCTTCTATGACCGGGCGAATGTCTATGTGTGGACGGGAGGCGATAAAGTACCAATCCTGGCTGGACCACACGGACTATCGTCAATCCCGGTCGCTTACTACTCGCCCGAAGGGTCGAGCGTTTACAAGCAGCCTGAACGTGCAATTCTGCCATTCCTGTATCCTGTTATCGTATCCGGTGTATGGCAGCGGCAAAACCTGTTCCTGACCATCACAGCGACCAATGCCGCGGCCCTAATGAACGCGCAATTCGTGCACAACAAAGTAAACCCCGACGACACTATTGAAATCAATCATTCCACAATAGGCGGTGTCGTTGAAATGCCGGTAGGAAACAGTCTGGTTCCATTTGCCAAAGAGATCATCAATCCCGGGTTGGTGCAACAGTACCAGTTATACGATGATCTGATGAACGAAAGCACGATATATGACCAGACTCTTGGTCAGCAGCTTACAGGAAACCCAACGTTCTCGGCGTTATCCCTTCTACATCAAGCAGGGCGCTTGCCGTTGACCCCCATCCAAGAAGGGATGGCAGCACTATTCGCTGATGCAATGAGTATCGCCTTTGACTGGTGGAAGATTGATGGCAAGGCAACAATCTCTACAACGACGGGTGCTGCCGTCAAGTTTGACCCAGCACAGATGCCGGAAGTCCTAAACTTCAAGGTTTCTGTGGATGTTAATCTGCCGCAAGACAAGATGCAACAGGCTAGCACAGGCGCAACAATAGTTAGTTCCGGGTTGGCAAGTAAAGAGTGGACGCGCGACAACATCTTGAACATCGGCCAGTCAGATAATGAGCAGTCGAAGATTTGGCGTGAGCAGATGGCAGACATGGCAGCCAAAGTATTATTCCCCATCTTCATGCAGCAAATGGCGCAGAAGATGGGACTGATGCAGCCTGCTCAGCCCGGACAAGGGCAACCACAGGGTTCGACACCTGAACAAATTGCACAGATGCAGCAAACCCAACCACAAGGACCCGAACAACCAATGACACCTACCCAACCTATTCCGTCTGGGATGATACCTGGCGGACAATAATAAGGAGAACACTATGAACCAAAGATGGGCGAATCCCAACCAACCAAGTCCGGCTCCTGCCAATCCTGCACAACCTGGTGCAGGTAGCGGTGATCCAATGGCGCTAATCAAACGGGCACTATTGAATGACCAGGACTTCTTGATGCAACTGATCCAGCGATTGAGCGCAATTGCTCAGCAAAGCGCTGGAGCAGGAGCAGGTGCGCGTCCACCCGCCGGACCTGCCGGCCCGATGCCAGGTAACCCCGGTGGTATGTAATGGCCAACACGATCAGGGATGCCAAAACCGCAGCCTTGGGCGCGATGATGGATATTCAACTCGCCATCCAGGACTTTGCCGCGGAGTGGAACGCGCCGGACCTACGACGCGCTCAGGCTGTGGTAGATAAAGGCATTCTGGCCCAATGGGATGCTCATCAACCGGAAATAGTAGCGATGCAAGCGCAGAATCTAGGTATCCATGCCAAAGCAACTGCACAAATCAAGGTTATTCGCGATCGTATCAATGGCACTGCTGGTGTCAATGCTAGCAATACCAATCAGCAAGGAGTCTAACATGTTATCACAACGAGAAAATATGCAGATAATTGCTTTTTTGAAAAAGTTGGGAGTTCAACCTGAAAAATGGGATCCTAACCCTCCTGACCTGCCTCCTGATAAATGGGGTCCTGATCCTGATAACCCTCCTAAGCCTCCTCAGCCTCCTGATAAATGGGGTCCTGATCCTGATAACCCTCCCAAGCCTCCTAAGCCTCCTGATAAGTGGGGTCCTGATCCTGATAACCCTCCCAAGCCTCCTAAGCCACCGAAGTGGGGTCCTGATCCTAATAACCCTTACAAGCCTCCTAAGCCACCGAAGTGGGGTCCTGATCCTAATAACCCTTACAAGCCTCCTAAGCCACCGAAGTGGGGTCCTGATCCTTACCCGCCGGTACCTCCAAGTCCATATCCTCCGTTGCCGCCAAGTCCTCCAAGTCCCTACCCGGTGCCACCTGTTTATCAGCCACCTGGGTATCAAGCCCCGTTTACCTATGTGGACAATCCTTACCTTGGTGTTGACTACTACTCCAAACCTCAGAGATGGATGACCAGTCCTGTTGGCTGGAACGTCAACCAGCCAAGAGGCAAGACATGGCAGACGTAAAGAAAGAAGGTTGAAATGTCAGACGAAAAGAATCGAAGATGGGCTTACGACGAGCCAAACACCGACCAGAAAAGACAGACCTGGGCTGACGAAAGAGGCTGGACGCAGGACTGGGCTAATGATCCAATGCAAACTCGCGCTGGGGCAGCGCAGGAGATGTATGCTGCCCGAGCCGAGGAAGCCAGGGCCGCAAAAGCAGCCTTCCAGAATGCTCTAAATGCAATCACCGCGTTTCTTGCCAAATCAAAAACTCCAAGCCGGGCCAGTCCCAGACTGCGGGGACTTTTGAATGCTTTTCCCCAGAAGGACGACACGCTACTACTGCCTCCTGTCAAATGGGGTGCTGATTACTTCCCCGGGGTGAAGAATGACACACAGGACATCTTACCTCCTGTCAAGTGGGGATCGGATGAAGTCAAGTACGGCCATGACCCACTTGGTGCCAAAGGTTCCTTGTCCTATTATAATCCCTACTCCCTTCCTCCCCTCCCCTTGACCAACTATGGTGGCGGTGGCGGTGGTGGTGGTAACTATGGCTATGGAAGCGACTACAACGGAATTGATTACAGCAAAACTCCCTACGCCTGGATGAGCAAACTGATGAATTGGAACGTCAACCGCTAGACCGGAGTTCTGATGGGAAATTACCAGAAAAATCCGTGGGTTTATCCTCTTCAGCCATCCAACCCATATAAGACCAACCTCAACGAGGACCCGACCAGTAGGCAAATAGAACTGCTGGCAAGGCAAGGTAGAGGTGAGGGTAAGGGCAGCATTGGGTATAACCCCACGTTTTGGGAAGACCCGATGCGTGTGGCACGTTGGCACAATGCGGTTGCATCCGCTCCCCCTGGGTGGACACCTCCGCCCTGGCTGGATGTATTGAAGCTGGCACAGGCATATAACTACTTCGCTCAAAAAAACGGGAACACTCCGTGGACGGAATGGAAATACCTGAACGTTGCTGACCCGGGCAGGCAGTGGTTGCAAAACTCGCTTCAGCTTCCGCCAACCGATTACCTATGGCCGCAGGATAGAGGATTAGCCGCGGCAACTCTGCAATCCGTTCAACAAGGACAAACGTCGTGGTCTGTGTTATCAGCTGATCAGCGACAAGCCATCCTGACTGATCCAGCCTTCGACATGACGAAGTGGGATTTGAGAGTGCGCAACGAAATGATGGCAGATCCGTCCTTCAACTGGTCGAATCTACCATGGTGGCAGAAGCCGGCACACGACATATTGAGCAACCCAATTGCCACGGGCGTGGTTCAATCCCTACCAATGGCAGTCGTGGCGGGTATTGCTACTGGGGGTCCTGGTGCTCTTCTCCCACTTGCGCTGGGGGCAGTGGGTGGCTGGGCAACAACCAGTAAAAATACTTGGGTCAACAAGATCGGTGCCGGCGCATTGAGCGCACTAGGATTCCCGTCGCAGTTCGTCGAACAGGGCGGAGGTACTCTGGCACAAATTGCCGAGTCATTGATAAACCCGGAGAAATACGGTGACATCAGTCAGATACTTGGTTCAGCACAAAATCTGAGGGCGGCCTGGCAGTCGTCTCGAGGTGCGCTGGAAGGCGCGGTATTGGTGCCAGACATAATCGGCGACCCTCTGCAAATGCTTACCGCGAACTGGCAGGCATTGCAGGCTATTTTCGGTGGGGGACTTACCAAAGAGAAAGCGGCAGCAATCATCCGAGCCAACCCGGTCTCGTTTATGAACCCGGATGGCTCATTCAATTGGGGAAAAGTATGGCAGATTGGGGCACCGACCCCGCAACAGGCACCCGAAATCAATGTACTCATGGCGCAGACCCGCAATGCTATCGTGGGCGGAGCAAATCCGGTTGAGACAGTCAATAACATGATCTTGCAATACGGTCTTACCGGCACCGAACGCGACCTGATGGTAAAGATGGTAGCCGATCCATTGATGTATCTGCCCGGTCTGGTGAACAAAGGACTGGCAAATGAAATCAGCGGGAAAACATTGGTAGGACAGACATTACTTGGCAAGGCGATAGAAAATACTTTCGGTCCAGCAGCCGAACAAGCCTTGCGCGAGACATCGGGTCTAATGAAAGCGGGACAGAGATATTCTTCGATCATCCGTACTACCCCAGACGCAGCCGAAGGGTTGGGAGGAATAGCGCGATTCGTGGCTGGCATAACAAAAGAAGGAACAATCCGGGCAGGCAAATTCTCAGATACGCAAGGACTCCTGGATACGCCGGTTGACCTGGTTGGCAAACGTGGCTTTATCAATTATCTTGGAACACTCACGCCCGATGAGCGGGCTATCTCTGGGCAGTCAATGGCACAGGATAACCTTCGGGCGATATTGTGGCAGTTCAACGACCCGGCAGAAGCCACCAGATTTATGCGAGCAGTTGGTAGCGGCGACATGGAAACCGCCGCTACGATGGCAAAGGCACTGGTGGGAACACCGGAGTTCTATACCATCTTGCCAGTGCTCAAGGACTTCGCCGAGAAACGGATGCCGGACCTGCTGGCGGTGTGGGACAACCAACCGACGCAGGAAAAAATTACAATGCTCAACAACCTGGCAGATGCCATGAATATAGACCCGGCTACTCTACTGGACGGCATGGAAAAGACCAAAGATGTTGCCCGTTCGTTCGAGCAGTTCAAACAGAAGATTACCGGAATGGATACCCCACAAGCAAAATCGTTGCTGGAGGATATTCAGGCCGGTCGCTTTACCGCCGAAGACATGAAGTCCATCACAGACCTGTTCACAGGCAAGAGTAAAATTCCCTGGAACACTGATTTATGGAATGGGATGGTTGGTGCGGCGCTGGACGATCACTTTGCGGAATGGGCCAAGACCTTCTTCAATTTGAAGCAGGATAGTCCCTTCTTTCGCTTCTCGCACGCATTGAAATCAGCTCAGGGTATCTTGCTCATGGGCGGTAACCCGGCGTATGCCATTCGCAACACAATCAACGATATGGTTACGCGTGCTGTGGCAGGCGTGGGTGGCTTCATGTCGCCCAAGACGATCAACAGTTGGATGGAGCGCTTTGGGATAATGCCTGCCCGTATGAAAGAGGGGATCGGCATGGTTGGCGAACCCGCGATGTTCGAGAGTGAACATGCGACTGCGCGTATGGTTTCAAGTACCCGCATGGGGGAAGGCCCCATTTCCGTTGCGGATAAGTTCTTGCGAAATATCGGAAGTAAGATGCCATTCACCAAACTTTCGGGCTGGGTGGAGGGCATGGAAAGCCAACAAGCCTTCGCCATTGGTATGCGTAAGATGTGGGGGCGCATCTGGAACCGCGACGCCGGTTTTACCAAGATGAACCCGGAACTTACCAACGCGCTCGCGGCGATTGACCCACGTGCTCCTGATATGGTCTACGCGGCCATAGAGGGCGGGATGAATCGGGCAGAGATAGAGAGTGCAATCTACGGCCAACAGAACGCAGTGCGCGCGCGTGAATACATTCGTGGTGCAGCCGACAAATTAGGCATATCCTCCCAGCAAGCGGGGACGATGCTGGATCAATTAGGCGTGTTGGATAAACTCGACACGCTACTTCAGAATGCGCGCACCCCTGACCAGATTCGCAACGCCTTCAATAACGTAGACCGCTATGCCCAGGATCAGGTGGAAATCTACCGGGCACAGGAATTACCCGCCCGCATGGTGGAAGTCGCCAACCGGGTAGACGTTGAAGGTGCGCCGGCGGCAATGGACATTCTGGCCGACACCATCAGCCGAAACACCGATACCTGGCTGGAACATTACACCACTTTTGGAGATGTTTTCGACCAGATAAACGAAATTGCCAATGCTGGTATGCGCGATAAACTCTTGCGCGATGCCCGCATAACCAACGCAGATCGCTGGAACAAGGCCAACGCGTGGGAGATGACCACCTACCGCGGCCTGATGGAAGCATTGAAGTGGGATAAATCACCCGAAATCGTTGACTTCATGCGCTCACTGGACGAAGTGAACCAGGTCAAGAGTGACACCTACAAAGTTCAATTGGATGCAGTAGACGTCTGGAGCCAGAAGTGGCAAGGCCAATGGGATAACCCGCAGCGCTGGACAGAGTGGGATGCCATGCAAGCGGAGTTCGATGCCAGTTTCAAAAAGATGTTCAAAACTGAACATGATGGCATGGTCGCCCAGGGCGATGCGATGGGTAAGGCCGTAGGATTACGCTACGGCGATCAAGTCGGTGCAGCATTCAATAAGGGTTGGGCTGATGTAGTTCGTTTCCGGGATGCCATGGTGGCAGAAGTGCAAAAGTTCCGAACCGAAGCAGCCGGGATGAAATACGAACAGCGTCAGGCAGCTAAAGCACAGTTCTACCAGCACGAGTACCCCGCTATGATCGTTCAATTCGGGGATGTGCGTAAAACCTTCGGCGAGGATTTGCAGGGAGCCATTGCAGGACGCCCCAATTTGCCACTTTCACCGAGTGAGAAAACGGCGCAAACAGCAACCCCCGATACTAATGCCACAAATGCAACGAATGTTGTCCTGAAGCAAACTCAGGCCGAATTGATTACCCAGGAAGCCGCCGCGGAAGTGGCCAAATACGATGCCATAAACCTGGCTGAAGAACAGAATATCGCCAAGATTGCCAGCGACCACGGGATACCGACCGCTGACGAGAATGGCAACCCGCTTCCGAACGCCAAACTGGACCTGATAAAACTGGTCAGGCAGTATGGTGGGACAGAGGGGGCACACCTGCGAACGTGGAAAGACCTCACCGCGCACCCTGATATCGTAGAGAAAGCCTTTGCAAACAAAGAACTCCGCGCTCAGATGCAGCCTACACTGGTTGAACTCCCGACTGTCCCGACCGATGTTGTCCAACAGATGGTTGACGCGGTTGAAACCGGGAAGATTACCCCGGATGAAGCACAGGCCGTTGTAGATAAGATCGTAGAAGTAAATCCGACGGTCGAATCGATCCAACCAAGTCCCGCTGACAGAGTTCATGCCTCGGTTGTAAATGGCGGGATGACGTTCAAGGATTATGTCGGCTATAACAAGTGGCTCGAGCAACCAATAGCCGACGCGCTGAATGAGATGATGCGCCAGACTGGCGAAAGCCCGAACAAAGCACCGCGTGACATTCAACAGGCAATTGCAGACAAGGGTGGTATCAAGATTGGCTACAAACCAGACTTGACCGGAGAGATTTCGGGCAAGGCTGGTATCCGTCCCGGCCTGTTCACAAAGGCCGGTATGGGACTGGATGACTTGGTTATCGCCCTTCGGGATGACGGTTACATTCTCCAAAGCGTCATAGATAACCCGATGGACAATGGCGGTATCAATGCTGTCTCTGACATGATTCGCCGCTCCACGACTGGCGAGAAGATTTATCCGATTGGTGAAATGCAACCCGATTGGGTGAAGCGTGCCGGTGGCTCCAAAAACGCAGGGATGTTGGTCGGTCAGATATTGGCAGGAGTGGAAGACGCGGGAGCCAGGCGCGTTCAGGCAATCAAGTCCGATGCGTACTCCTGGATGATTGACAATATCCAGAACTACCCGGATGCACGAATTGCTCTGAAAATCCCGTTCGACGAACATACCAGCCCGATAGTTGAGCAGATTAGCATGTTGGAACGCAGTCTGAACACGCCGGGACTAGACATTTCAGAGAGAATAGCAGAAGCCTCCCGCCTGTACGAGAACCTTCCTGAGGACGCACCGACCAGCCTACACGCCCGCCTCGATGCAGTCATTGAAAAACTTATTCCAGACGAAACAAAAAGCCGCATCATCAACGAGAGCGACAACGCAACCGCAGAAGCCCAGGCCAACGCCAATGTGGTGATGACCCGGCGAGTGTACGAAGAGCAACTGCGGAACACGGCGCACCTGACCGAAGAACAGATCACCGCAACAATGGCAACGATGGATGGTCTGGAGAAGTGGTACACGCGCACAACCGGCGAACCCGGCGAGAATGTCTACAAGTATTACTCCGGTATGAACGCCGAAGGGACTGCTGGCGACTTGATGCAGCAGTCGGTATTGTACGAAGGGCAACCGTTGTTCCAGAGTACCAAAGGCGGTGTGACCTTCCTCCCTGACAAGTCGGCCATCATGCACTTCTTCGATAATGCCGACATCTCCACCGCAGTCCATGAAAACGCTCATGTTTGGCGCAGAATGATGCAGGATATTGCCGATCGTGGCAATCTGGAAGTACAAACCGACCTGACCACTCTCGAAAAATGGGCAGGTGTGAAAGATAGCACCTGGACAACCGACGCCGAGGAGAAATTTGCACGCGGCTTTGAGCGCTACCTGGCTGATGGCGTAGCACCGACCTCGGCGCTGGTCAAGGTATTCGAGAACTTCAAAAACTGGATGCTACAAATTTACAAGTCCATCACAGGCAGCCCGATTGACGTGACGATCACTCCCGAAGTGAAGGCGGTATTCGACCGGTTGATGGGGCAGGAGCCGACGGAAAAAATTCCGGCAGGATATTGGACAGAGGAAACATTTGTTGACAACCTAAATAAAATCGCCCAAAGCGATTTGGCAACCTCTCCCACCCAACTCAATATACAGGCTGTGGAAAAAGCAATTGCCGAGAGTAAGACCGTCTCGAAGAAGGCTCTTGAAGAATATGCCTTACAAAAAGCCGTAGCACAACTGGTAACTCCCGCCCTTCACCAAGTAGGCGATATCGTTCGTCTCCAGGACGGCACCCAGGCAACCATCACCGCAGTTCGCCCGGACGCAACGCTTGAGCTTGATAACGGTCGGGTAGTCTCTGCCGCGGCGGTTGAGCGCGTGGCAACCCAGGATAATATGTTTGGCGAGCAACCGCCAACACAGCAGACACAATTGTTCCAGTCCGCCGACCCGCGTATGCCATTCGGTCTTTACGACCAGATGGGTGGACAACTGCACGAAGGTCAAGTGTTGGATGAGGGCTGGACGCAGTATGTCAAGCCGTTGCTGGACGCGATGCAAGAAGAAGCAGTCCGACGCAACCAGGAACCTCCGCTCCAGGTGGGTGGTGCTGATGACGCAACCCAGATTGCTCTACGCAGGTATCTCAACCAAGTCAATCAAGAAATGGCAGGGGCGAAACTCCAGACCGTCCGTTGGGGCGAGATGCAACGCGACAATGCCCTGCTCAACTATAACCGGCGCTACGGTTTCGACAAATACCTGGATGTGGCGTATCCGTACCAGTTCTGGTACACCCGTTCGTTGATGAACTGGATGGCACGCATTGTGGATCGTCCAGCCTGGTTCTCGAACTATGCCCGGTTGCGGATGGCGCAGAACACGTTTACGAGCAATGTCCCGGAGCGTTTGCGCGGCAAGATTGCCATACCTGTTCCGTTCCTGCCGAAATGGATGGGCAACACACTCTACATTGACCCGTGGAATACCTTCTTCCCGCCCGCGCAGTTTGCACAGCCATTCCAGACGATGGCGATGGATCAGAATAGTCAGTTTATCAACGTCACTCGCATTATCCAGCAATGGGGCACGGACGGGACGATGAGTAGTGCAGACGCACAGCAAGCTCTCCAGTCGCAATCCGGTCCGGTATGGGACAAGGCCGTGGCTGAGGCCAGTTTGAACCAGCAAGCCGAGATCAGCAACCCATTTGACTTTATGAGGACGATGTTCGGACCGGCCTGGTATTTGAGTGCCCCACTGAACTACTTGGGTATAAAAATTCCTGGAATATCCACAGGAAACCCGGGTGACATTGGCGTATTGCCGCTCACCAGTACAGCAAATGCAGTGGCGGCGGTCACACAAGGAACACTTGCAGAGCCAATCGGTGACATTCTGGGTATGTTCGCGAAGCCGGAAACATGGGCGCGTAAGGCGCTTGGCCTTCCCCAGAACGGCGAGTTTGGCGACTACTACATTGATCGCCAACTGGCGAACATGGTGGCAGATGGCGAGGTCAGCGCACAAGACGCAGAATTGGCGATGATGCAACGTACGGGTCCAGCCTTCGATGCAGCCATGCAACGTGTCAAACTGGAACTGGCTATGAAAGTTCCCGGTGCGGCAACAACTTATGCCCTGCTACACGGCGCATCGGTTCAGCAAATAGCGGCCTCTATACCTGTAAGTCTTTTCAGCGCCGCCATCCTGCCTGCTGGTGAATTGAAATTCCGCGGTTTGACCGATAAATGGAACGCGGCCTGGGATAAGTACAACGCTGGCGATACGACTGCGATCAACCAGTTCTTCACCGATCATCCGGAGTATGAGGCCTATCTTGCCCGCAAGAAGACACCCGACGAACGCTTGCGGAACTTCCTGGTAGGGCAGATATGGGATAGTTATATGGCACTTTCCAAGGCCGACAAACACATGGTACAGGCGCAGATTGGCAATCTGTTCCAGCAGACCTTCCTGGACAGTAATACCAGAGACTACACCGCTCTGGATGTTGACACCTTGGCGACCTGGGCGCGTTACCTGAATGGGATTGTCCCGCAGGTTCCAGCGACCAAGGCGGTCACAGACATCTCGCAGGCGCAATTCACCACCCCGACCTTGATGCCTGAAACCCTCGATGTTGGCCTGAAAGCCTGGGAAGCCGAACGGGACAGCCGCTTCCCCGGGATCCTCGATATCCAGTCCATGTACTACTCATTGCCAACCAGCCAACGCGACGCCTTCAAGGTCAACTTCCCGCAGTACAACCAATACCTGAACTGGCGGAAGACCTATATCGCCTCGCACCCGACCCTGCGCCCGTTCATAGATAGTTATTATGCACAAGACATTCTCTCTGGCAAGACTCAGGCCAGCCAGGAAACACTCTCCCTATTGAAGCTCTATTACTCACAAGATTACCAGGACCCGTTGTACGGTGCTGCCGATTATCTGAAAGATGCCAGTCCAATTCTCTGGGAGCAGTTATTCGACTACCAACTCTTGCACCAACGGCCATCTGACGCGGCGATGACCGAACTTAGAACCATCTGGGAAGCGGCCGGGAAACCCGCCGGAACTCTGCAATCCTTCCTGGACGACATAATCATGCCAACTTTGAACCAATAAGGAGAAATCTCATGCTATACACCGGATTACCCGTAAGAACCATATCTGTTGGCGAAGTTGTTGCGCCAACCGCTCAGGCGACCGTCTCTGATGTAATGGTAGACGTTGCCGACTCAATAATTGACACACTGCAATTCAAGTGTGTCTCGATCACCATCAAGAACACCGGCGCAGAAACAATATCATGGCAGGTCATCGGCTCGAATGATGCCGCATTTGTTGTGCCCATCACTGTTCAGGCTTCCGCCGATATTGCAGCCGCAGCCACTTCGTCCTATTCGTCAACCACGGCCATTTGGCGCTATTACAAGGTCCAAGTCCGAGACAAGGTAAATGCTGCCCACGGTGAAGCAACGGTCGTCGAGATAATGAAATAGTCAATCCGACACTGGTACAAAAAGTGGTAATAAGCAAGGGACTTATTACCACTTTGCCTGAAAAGGAGAATAACGATGCAACGAGCGATCATTGCAGTATGTTCTGACTTGCACGGCGGCCATCGCCATGGCCTACTCAACCCCAGTACCATACTGGACGAAATAAACGAAAAGGGGGAGATAATTGGCGATTATCACCCAGAAATGACACCAATTCAGAAATATCTCTGGGAGGAATACACGAAGGATATTGCCAAAATAAAAGAGATTGCCGGTCCCGACCCACTGTACGTGGTTGTGAATGGCGACCTGACGGCTGGCAATAAATACCCCCAGCTCCTGGTATCTGACAGGATTGCAGATCAGTTCATTATTGCTGTCGCTAACTTCCACCCATGGTACGAATTGCGCCCGCGCGCTGTTAGGATTATCAAAGGGACCGGGGCGCACGTGTTCAACGAGGGAACATCAGAAATCGTTGTGGCCACCCTTCTGAGAGCCGGATACCCCAGTGTTTCGACAAAGGTGATGGATCACGGATTATTCACCATTGCCGGGGTCGAGATTGACATATCCCATCATGGCCCGGTCGCCGGGTCGCGTGAATGGCTAAAGGGCAACGAAGCGCGCTATTACCTGCGAAGCGCAATGATGAACGAGATCATATCGGGGAAAGCACCGCCCCGCATCTACTTCCGGGGTCACTACCATGAGGAAGTGGAAGAATCGCTAATTGTCAAAGGCAACGGCAACCGATATAAAAGCACACTGATCATCACCCCCTCATTCGCGTTTATTGACTCACACGCCCGGCAGACGGTAAAAAGCCCAGCTCACATCACTCACGGCATGTTTGCGGTGGAGATCGTGGACGGGGAACTGCTCAGGACTTGGCCGCTTACCCGGACAATTGACATCAGATCACACGAGGTACTCGAATGAACGATAATGAAATCGCGAACGCCTATCTCGAAAGCCTCACAGCCGACCTTGACGCTGCTGGTCTCTCTCCTGTCCAGGAACGTCCGCCGGGTTTCGGTATAACTATCAAAGAGTACATGGAATTAGAGCGCTGCAACGAGGCCCCGGCCCGCAACGCATTGGAGAATGCTGTAAAGGCGGGGGTGTTTGTGTCTCACCGAATGCGCCAGGGGGCGGGAGGGCATCCGCTCGTTTTTTGCAGGCCGTCAGAGTGGCCGCCGAAATGATAAGTAGTGTATCTCAACTCGCGATAGTCATCAATTTCGATGACTTCGCGGAGACAAAAAACACTGCGATAAGTTGCCATAAATGGTATTTTATGTACTAGAAATTAGTTTCTCCCTAACCTTTGATGACTAATTCAATAGTGGACTTGCATAATAACAATAAATGATGTAAAATAAACAAAGAAAGCCCAGACAAGCAAACTTGCGGGCATCCCTAACCGGATGTCCGTTTTTCTTTTCTGGGACCTGAACATTCACATGGAGGTTTTTGTAATGAGCGACACAACTGTACCAACTCCCGGGCAGGCTGCGGGAACAGCCCCAGGTAGTGCTCCAGTACCCGAACAGTCGGTGACAACGCCGGCAGGTGAAGGGACCGAGACTCCCGGCCAGGAAGGAGCGGAGGGAAAGTTTATCACTCGCGAGGAAGCTGCAAAACTGAGAGAAGACATTCTCAATCAGGCGCGTAGTTACTCGGACAAAGGTCGTGTACGGGTCGAAAGAGCGGTTGAGGCTGTGACCTATTCGGTCGCCAACCTGCGTGCCCTTGGTCAGGAAATAACCCCTGATCAAGAAAAGGCATTTCAGGATGCGGCGGTCCGAAAGGCCATGACCGAACCCGAACCCGTTCCTGCCGGACAGCAGCCCCCCCAGGCTGAACCGCAGGGACCGATAGACCCGGAAATTCTGGCGATCCAGAAAGACACCGGTATCGAACTCTACGACGGCGATCCCGAACTGGCGGCAATTGATCGCTCCCGCGGGCGACGCAAGTTCTACCAGAGTATCGAATCCGCCTGTAGCGCCAAGAAAACACGCCTTGCATCTCCGACTGAACCTATCCAACCCATTTCGCCCGCTTCGCGCGTTCCTGCTGGTGGCGGCCCAAGTTCTCCGAACCAAAGTGGCCGCGATTACTTACAGGAGGCGCATAAGCGGACGAGCCACACCTAAAAAAGGAGGCCTATCATGGCCGATCCCGCTTATACCTTGCTCGACTTCGAGAGTCGTGCAAAGTCACAGCTTCAGAAGGGCGTCATCAAGACCTGGCGGGAGAAATCCCCCATCCTGGAGCGCCTGAAATTCAAGAAAACCGCTGGTTTGGAAATTGAAATTACCCGAACCAAAGACCTGCCTACCGCGACCTGGCTCGACTTCGGCGAGGCTTTGCCCGCCATGAAAGGCACGACCGAACCGTACAAGGAACGCGTGCACAAGATGGGTGGTGTCATTGACATGCCGAAAGAGTACGCGGCTGCCCAAAGCATCGTGGACGAGCGCGCCAATCAGGAAAGTATGGCCCTCGAGGCGATGGCCTACAACTTCAATGACGCCTTCGTCAACGGACATCCTATCACGGCCCCCAAGTCCATTGTGGGGATCCGCTATCGCCTGGTGAACCTGCTCGATAGCACAATGAGCGTAAGTGCCGCCGCACTTGATGTCAGTCCCAACACCAGCACAACCACCTGGGCGAACGATCTACTCGACGTTATCGAGAACCTTCGCAACTTATTCGATGACGGCGACTGCGATGCTCTTCTGGCTGACAAGAAAACCATCTGGCGCATCAATGCCGCAATGCGGCGCTCCGGTTTGCTTCCGAGCACCGTTGATAAGGTCGGCAAACGCTACACGACCTTTGGCGAAGGTGGCCCCGTACTCATCCCGTCCGGGATGAAGGGCGATCAATCCACCTCCATCATCACGCACACCGAGAACGTTGATGGCAACCCCGATTCGGCTGCCGGTAACAAAACATCCATCTATGGCCTGAAATTCGGCGAACCCAACCTGGCTGGCTTCTATCTCACCGACATCAATGCCGAGGATAAGGGCGAGCTGGAAGATGGCGTAAGTGTCCGCACTGTGGTTGACTGGACGCCTGGGCTTTATATGCCCCACCCGCGCGCTATCGCCCGCGTCTACGATCTGGAAGTGGCATAAGGAGAATACCATGGATACCAATACTCGTTTACGCTCTGCTGCAGCCCTGACCGCCACCGAAGTCCTGACAGCCGTGCACGTCACTCCGATGGTGCACCCGCTGGAACTGCACGTCATTGTGCCTACGGCTGCCGAAGCTGGTGACACGCTGACTGTGTCAATCAACTTCCGCAACTCAGCCACCACGTCCTTGATGACCATTGCTCTGCCTGCGGCTTCAGTGGCAGCGATAATCCATCTCATCCTGCCGTTCTTCTGCGACCTGCCGACCCTGCACGACTTTGTGGTCACTCTGACTTGCACGAACGACGACTCCGTCTTGGACTTCAATGCTGGCGTGGTTCAGGTCTGGATTTCCCCCAGCCTGATTTCATAACCGCCATTCACAACCTAGACTAGTGCCCGCCTGATTTTGTCGGGCGGGCACCTTTTCGTTACAGGTGAACGATGCCAACAATCCCGCCGTTTGCGACTCTGTTCGATGTGGTCTTGCGCCTAGCGCGTGAAATTGTGCTCGTGAGGCAGGGTAAAGCGACCAGTGGTACTACTACAACGCTGATTGATACTCTTGCCGATTTCTCAGTAGACACTTTCCGGGGCGGCACACTGTTTCTTCTGAACGATACGGTTTTCAAGAAAATTACCCAGCACACCGGGCAAACCTTCACCTTCGCGGCAGTTGGGGATAGTCCTGACGCTGGCGACGATTACGCCGTGGCCGATAATGACATCCCTCTGGACGTGATGGTAGCAGCAATCAATTCAGCAATCCGCTCAATGACTTTGCCTGCCGAGGATATTACCTTGACCACTGTTGCAAGCCAGGAAGAATATACTCTTCCGGCGAATGTCTCTGGCGTTTTCAAGGTCGAAGTTGCCTCCAGTCTAACCGTACCCTACGGGTACGCCGAGCACTTCCATTGGGACGAAGTCAATGGGAAACTCCGTTTCGCTGGCAAATTCAAACCTGGCAGCGCCGGCAACCTGATCCGCCTTACCTATCGCCGCGCGCATACCGACCTGGCACTCGAAGCGTCCGCACTCCCCAATGACATCAACCTGGATTACCTGCATTGGTCAGCCGTTCAGGCAGCCGCCAAGTACGGCCAGCGCGTCCATAACAAAGACCCGAAGCGGGATTGGGATGGCAAGGTGCAGGAAAGCGAGGTGCGCATCCAGCGCCTGGCAAGTTTGCAATCCAGGCCGCAACGCTCGCCGCGCCTGGCTGATTGGTGAGGATAAATGACTCCTGTCCAGGTAGGTCCGCTTGTTGACAAACCAACACACCACTTGCGACTGACCGACGCCTTTGGGTTCACGGTCGGTCTTATTGCTGTCAACACGAAGAACGAGCCGGATGATTCTGTTATCGCACGCAATCCAGTCGAACGCTCCAGCCTAAAAACATCCACCGGCCAGTCGCAGTATTCAGACCTGCGCCCACCTTACATGGCTATCGTTCAGGTGGATTGGTCGGGCGGACGGGCTTCAGCCAAGTTCGAGGACGACGCCACCAAATTCTTTGACAGTCTGAGGGTCAATACTGGCCGCGCCGGGCAGGTCATTCTACAAGGGCGGGAGACGTATGGTACTGGCTTTCGGGGCGATATTTGCCAATTGCCTGGCAGCATGAAACTCATGGCGTTGGTTGACACACGCCGGCACCTGGCAATACGCAAGAGTGCATCCGCCACCTTCCCCGCCGTTCAGATATGGGCTTGGGTGCGTTATATCGGCAAACCTACCGCTGATCTGACGATAAGACTCCGGGCGGACAACGCCGGAGCGATCAGTACGGTCCTGCAAACCGCCACACTTGCTGTTACTGCCATGTCGTCCCTGGTGAGCGAACTTCGCAAGATCACCATAACCGGACAGGCAATAGCCTCTGGTACGGTTTATTGGGTAGAAGTATACGGGGGCGCAAGTGATGACGAGGAAAACCATTGGGAAGTGGGGGTGAAGGCAGTTACGGGTACCACCTATAAAAGCACCGTCGGTTCTACTTGGACTACCGCAGCGAACATGGACCTATATTTCAGGGTCGTGGAAGCCACGGCTGATGGGGATGGATTTTATTTCGATTACAAGAACTCAAAATACTTTATCTCAAAACCAGCTAATGGGACCGCCTCGAAACTCTGGATCAATGGAGCACGCGGCGCAGCTATTTCCAATGCAACCAACAAATTGAAACTCAATGCACAGGGGTCGCCCGGTTGGGTGGTGAATGATTGGGTTGGCGGCATTGTGGTCGTCAATGCGGGTACGGGTTCAACCGAGACACAAAACTGGAGACTTATCACTGCCAACGATGCCAACTCGCTCACGGTATCAGAAGCCTGGCTGATTACCCATGACACCACCACAGAATTTGTAGTGATCGGGGTGGATAAGTGGACCAAGATAACCGGCCACGGTCTGACCCATCCCGTTACATGCGTCAAGGTCAGCAGCAAAAATGTAGTGTACTTCTGCCAGGGTGAACTGGCTTACATTCGCCAGATGCGTGAGTACAACAATGCCGGCACATGGACGCGTGAATATGGCTATGACAGCACCAATAAGGCAATATTTCTCGAAGAATACAACGAAAACGGGGTGATGAATCTGATACGCTCCAATGGTGATACCACGGTCAGTAAGAACATCGTTTCAAGGACAATGACCGGCACGCTTACCAGCGGGACCATGATCATCAAGGAACTCACCGATACCAGCAAACTCATAGTGGGTATGAAAATAACTGGTACGGGTGTGGGCGTAGGGTCAACGATAGCAAGTATTGATTCGCCCACGCAGATAACCGGGACGGTTAATTCAACCGCCATGGGAACCTCATCTTCTTCGGTGACTTTCGCATCATCCCAAACGGGCACACTCACCACTGGCGCTAATACTGTAACCAGTCTTACCAGTACCGCTCTTCTTCTGGTTGGAATGAGGGTGACTGGTACTGGCGTCGGGGCGGGTGCCGTGATCGCCACAATTACCTCTTCAACCGCACTAACGCTAACAGTCTTGTCGCTTGCATCTGGAGCACAGACATTGACCTTCAAACAGACCCAAACCGGCAAGATAGCCAGCGGAGATAAGATCATCTCAGAACTCTCCGACACAAGTACCTTGGTCGCTGCAATGCCAATAACCGGCAAGAACATCGGCGCAGGTGCGGTTATCGCAACGGTAGACTCTCTGACTCAAGTGACAGCCGATAAAGATTCGATTGGTACCGCCAGTTATGCGATCACGTTTACGCAAGGAACGCCGGATTGGGGAACCGCTTTGAGTTTCGAGGCCGCAAAATTCGTAGGGAACGCATGGGACAGGATTACCAACCTGCACCTCTATGTGGACGAACAACAGGAAGAGGCTGTATGGGTGTTGAAAGAAGGCGGTCCTTGGGTGTGGAAAGGCGGCACTACGGACAGTATTACAGATAGTCTTGACCGGATCAAACTCGATGAATTTTCGGCCATCGCCAGCGCCAAGAACGGTAGGGCGGCAGTTTCACAAAATGTCTATCTATGGTATTCAGTCGCCAACTCAATACACCGGTTCTATCACCCAACTTTGGACGACTTCGGCCCGACCTTGGATAAGGGAATGCCGGTAGGCAGGCAAGGCCCGATTGTTTCCGTTTTTGCGTATCCTGGCCGCTTGTTCATAGCAATTGATGCTGGTGCCACTGGTTATTCAAGTGTGCTGGAGAATAACGGGGGCTCATCCTGGCACGAACTCTACCGGGCACCATATGGGGAGCGGATACTTGCCATCGGCTTCCAAGTGATCCCGGGTAGCAGCCCCGACCGACTCTGGATACGGCAGGGGTACGATATGGTTTGGATGCCATTCCCGTCCGACACATTCGACCCTTATCAGGACACAAACTTCACATTTGCTCACGAGGGCGTATTGACCCTGGCCTCCATGTATGCCGGCCTGATGGACGCGTGGAAGAACTGGCACGCCATCAAGACTCATGCCGAGAACCTGGTAGAGAATGTGACCTGGCTGGAAGCCGACTACCGCCTGGACGACGAGGCTGACTGGCACTCATTTCCGGATAAATTCGAGGAAGTCCCTATCTCCACCGTCTTATTTGGTAGCGAGTTTGGCGCATCTTCCAAGAAAATTGACATTCGTATCCGATTTTATTCGACCGATCAGACGAAAAGCCCGAAACTTCTGGCCGTGATCGTGGAGGCCGTGGCTGTGACTGCCCCCAAATTCGCTTTCACTATTCCGGTCAAAATGTCCGTCCGGGATCTTCAGGCGAATGTGGAGGATTTGCAACCATATGAGCGAATACAGAAATTGGATGAGTGGAGTGGGGCCGCCCAACCGCTTCTATTGGGTGCCAACAACCCGCTTTACGATGGCCTGAAAGTATTTTTACAGCCGCTGCCTGCCCGTCCCATGAACATAGTGCAGACGGAAAAAGAGAGCGATTACATCATATCCATGGTAATCCAAGAGGCGTAAATGGACTTCTCAAAACTGAAAGCCACCACCCAACTTTTCTCGAAGCCAAAGTCATCCCGCAGGCCAGGGACGGAGCCGAAGGATAAATTACCGGCAAAGAAGGCCGCCCAACCCCCTGATGTTCCTGGTCTTATCAACGGTCAACCAGCCGGGAGTACTTACGAGTGGAATGTGGCAAGGGCGTTATGGTCGTTGGGATGGAAATTCTCTTACCAGGTGCCGGTTATGGGTGGTCGGGAATTCAGGGGCGGCCAGGTGCTCGACTTCCTGGTATTTACGGTCCCGATGAAGACCGCCCTGATCGTCAACGGAGACTACTGGCACCAGACCGATGAGGAATACGCCATGAGCGAATTGATGACGGCGTTGAAGAATATCGGAATAGAAGTGAACAGCGAGCCACTTGTGTTATGGGCCGCGCAAGCCTCGACTTATGAATCCGCCCACGCTTACATAGATTCAAAGATAGGAAAGGGTTAGTATGAAAACAATACCTTTGACCCAAAATCAAGTCGCCCTAGTAGACGACGAAGATTACGAGGAGTTGAATAAGCATAAGTGGTTTGCTGCCTGGGATCATAAATCCCACAGTTATAATGCTGTACGCAATTCTAGTGAAAATGGAAAACAAAAATTCATTAGATTGTCCCGTGTTATCTTGAACGCAGAACATGGACAGGAAGTAGATCACCGGAATCATAATACTCTTGATAATCGTCGTGAGAATTTGCGTCTGTGTACACACAGCGAGAATCAACATAACAAACGGCATCAGGCGGGTAGTAGCAAATATAAAGGAGTCTGTTGGAACAAAGCAAGTCGTAAGTGGCAGGCACAAATTCGATTTGCTGGATGTCGTCATTATCTCGGCTTATTCATTGATGAGATCAAAGCTGCCCGTGCTTATGATCAGGCAGCCAGAAAATTGTTCGGCGAGTTTGCATTGCCGAACTTTCAAGGAGGATAATACCATGCCTATCAATGACATCCTTTATAACGTAGAAATTTACAGGGGATCACTTTTCCCGCTTACTATTACCCTCACGGACGATAACGACGTGGCTGTAAGCTTGACCGGTTATGCGGTCTATTGCGAGATTCGCACGCAGCCAGGCGGGGAACTGTTGGCAACTCCGTCTGTTGTCATTACTCCGGCCAGCGGACTAATTTATATCTGCCTGACCCCGGCGCAAACCAAGGAGTTCGGCGCAGCAAAAGGCGTGATAGATGTGTTGCTTGTCGAGATTGCCGACCTGACCAACGTGCGCCCGATCCTCCGGGGCGACGTGGCAGTGTTCCCGCAGATTACAGCCATCACCAAAACCCTGTCTGGTACCACTGTCAGCGGGGCCAAGACCATCACTGGTCTGGTTGCCACCGGCGCCCTGGTCATAGGCATGGCAATCACAGGAACGGGCATTGGCGCGGGTTCGGTAATTGCCACAATTGACAGCCCGACCCAGGTAACTGGAACGGTCAATTCAACCGCCAGTGCTACAGTCTCCGTGACCTTCAGTTTGTAGGTGAGCCATGAAGATCAAAGTTCAAGACATCGTATATCGTGCCAATGTGCGCGAAGTCCGTGAACGGGTGATCCGGGTGGCAGACTTCGCCATCCCTTCCGATAAGATCGCCGCTTCTCTTGCCACGGTAGCCGGGCAAATTCCTATCAGTTTGGGGCCGGCATCTTGGGACGTTCTGGCTGCTCCAACAAGTAACGGACTATCGCCGATATCGGACTTATCCCTGGCGTCCAAGTGGAAATTGGCCTCGTCTGGAATGTCGAACCCACAGATGATAAATAATTCAGGTGGTGATCTGAACGCCGGATCGGTCGTTATTGCAGACCCCGCCGCCAATTCGTTCATAACCACAACCACAGAAGGCGATGCAGTGATCGGCGTGCTGGGTGAAACAATCGCCAATGGTGTGGCGGGAAGTGTGTGGCAGGTTGGTCTGGCAACCGTCCTGGTGCAGGGGAATGTTGCGATCGGCGATAAACTATGCTCCTCGACCACCGCAGGCCGAGCCAAGACTGCCACGACCTACCAGGGTGTATTCGGTATTGCCACGACTGCTTATGCAGGCGGGGGAGCGGGAAGCGTGACTGCGCTTATCTTGGTACAAGGGAAACTAGCCGACATTGGCACAAACACCCATGCACAGATTGATACTGCGCTTACCCTGTTTCCCAACCGCAACGCCATCATCAACGGTGCTATGGATATATGGCAGAGGGGAACGACAACGTTGACTAACCCCGTTACTGCTACTTATTTCCCGGACAGGTTCAAGACAACCCACGTTCTTGGTGATGGGACATTCGACCTTTTAGCGAGTGCAGAGACCCCGACTGCTGCATTTCCGTTCCAATTTTCCTTACAACACGACACCACCCACATTGAGACAGCAGTTGCGGCGGGGGAATACAGTCTATTCGACTACAAAATAGAGGGATACGATTTCAAGCGGTTCGAGGGACAGGTCGCCACTCTGTCATTCTGGGTCAAGGCGGTCAAGGCAGGTATCTACTGCGTTTCATTTAGGAACAATGCTGCTAACAAATCCTATATACATGAGTTTACCTGCGCCGCGAATACGTGGGAAAAGAAAACTGTGACCCTGACCTTCAACTCCGGCGGAACATTCCTCTATACTACCGGAATTGGTTTGAGTATTACGTGGGCAATAATGGCCGGCAGTACATTCCAAATTGCCACAGCGAACAAAAATACCTGGCAAGCAGGAAATTACTTTGCCACTGATGCGCAAGTGAACGGCATGGACAACGTAGCCAATAACTTCTTCCTGACCGGAGTTCAGATGGAGTTGGGTTCAGTAGTGACCCCGTTTGAGTTTAGACTGTTTGCACAGGAATTGAATTTGTGTCAGAGGTACTTTGAAAGAATACAACCTCTTGTGGCTTATCAAATGATAGCTTCTGGATTTGCGACTGCAACAACAAACGGGGCATTTTGTCTGCAATATAGGACTAAACGTACATCGCCAACATTTACTTGGACAGCGGGAAATACGTTTACTATAAACAACGGCGCAGACCAAGTAACAGCCACATCTGCTGTCGCAATTAATGGAGGAAGAGTAGGAACAGAATCTGCCAATGTTCACGCTACGGTTGCCGCAGTATTGAACGTTGGAGATGGTTGTACGTTTAATGCTGGTGTAACAGCAGCGTCTTGCTATATAAACATTAGTGCGGAGCTGTAGGAGATAATATGTATAAATTAACTTATGATTCATCGGGACGCGTTGGTGGCATTAGATGGGGAAACATGGATATTCCTATCTGTCCCGACAACACAGACTTCCATCGTCTGGAACAAGGCACAGAAAGTTCCGCTGGACTTGAAAAGCACCATTGCTCCGGTTGTGCCGGAGCCGGTGCGGGACTTGGCGAAAGAGATTGACGAGTTGAAGGCGCAGGTGGCAATCAACACGGGTAAACTTGCGGCGAAACCGTAGTTCTAAAGCGGACTGGTCATATTCCACCGATCGAGCGCCGATGCTTTGCGATGGGCGCTGGCGATGTCGCTTTGGGCGATGTCCAGGTAGTAATTCACCATGGAAAGATCAGAGTGCCCTAACTGCCTCTGAAGCGTGAACACGTCGCCTCCGCCTCGCAAGTACCAGATCGCAAACGAATGGCGGAACCTGTGAGGATGCACATCGGACACGCCGGCCCGCTGGCCCAACCTGGTCAGGATAAGCCGGGTGGATACGGGGGTCATCTGAAATAGCCGGTCATCGGGGCGACTGTCTTTCAGTCTGGCAACATACAACCAGACAGCACGTCGGGCGGTGGCACCTAAGATGACCAGCCGTGGCCGGGTCTTCTTCCCGGTCCCGAATGGAGCGACGACGATCTCCCCTGTCTCGAAATTGACGTCCCCTATCTGAACCCGCAGGGCTTCCCCCAGGCGCAGACCAGTATCCAGCAGGGTCAGAATGAGTGCCTTATCCCGGTGGCTGGTGGGGCGGTGTTGGCGATAAATGTGCGGAGATCCGTCATGCGCCTTGTCCGCCGTGTACTCGCAGGCCTTCAACATCCGGCGGATTTCTTCCTCGGTGAACGCTTTGACGTAGGCGCGCGAGAATGTGGGGCGTGGCATATTCAGGTCGGGACGTGGCAAGCCCAGTTCCTTGTTCGCCCAATGGAACAAGGAACGCGTGCCTTTCCAATGTAGGTCAACGGATGCCGGCATGAGCGGGGAGGTATCCCCGCTGAACCGCCTCGGTACGTAGTCTGTCCGAAGCCAGTTGATAAAGGATTTCAGATCGTCCGGGGTGACGGACTCCATCTCTTTATCGCCCAGATGGGTGACGAGATTACGAAAAACGAAATGGTACGATTCGAGAGTTTTCTCCGAATAGGTGGTGGCCTTGTCGTAGAAATATCCCTCAATTGCTTTACTGAGTAACATAGGCTATTAGTCTCCTTTCAGCAGACAAGAATGTGCTGGGGAACCATAGCCCGCCCCTCCTAGGGGTAAATGAATCTGTGAGCGGGTGATGGGACTCGAACCCACGATATCTTGCTTGGGAAGCACAGGGGGAGCGAGGGCCGCTGACCAGTTCCTTTACCTATTGTTTTGGGGCAGGCTATTACGTCTCCGGGTGGTTTTCCTTGACAGTGGGTTATATGGTCCATGGATCGTCTTTACTTTTTTTTAATTGCCTGAATGATAAAATAAATAGGTACCGCGACAATAATTGTAAGAACGCCCATGACAGTAAGGGCCGGGAGCATATTATCTGGCGTTACTCCAAGACTGCCTAAAAAGGATGTCACCAAGCACAATACCGAGAAGCCGATAATAATTCCCCATGTTGAGGGTTGCCCGTCTTTCATCATTCCGTCACCAGGGCGAAGGCCAACCCGCCACCAAAAGCAATGGGCATAGAAAGGGGCACAAGGGGGAGTATCAACAGCAATCCGAACAATCCCAACGTAGCGCGTAATGAGAACCGCACCGGCATCGGAAGGCGGAGAAATTGACGCGCATACAGCAACCTGCACCACCAGAGGGCGATGATCAGGTTGAATTTACTCAGGCGATAAAGAATCCTGTTTGGCATCAAACTCCCTTTGTTCCTGTAATCGTAAAAGCATACGGAAAAACTCCAAGGCCTCCCGTTTGTTCTGCCGGTCGAACTTTTCGTATGTGCTATTTATCTCTCCGATATAGGCATCTTTCGATTTATCTCTGGGCGACAATAGACCGGCAGCCTGCAGTACGACTTCTGGAGGAATTTGAAGCGCCCGGGCGAACGCGTTGCATGTTTCTAGCCCTGGCCCGCGTTTTCCTGTAACGATATTACTTACCACGGCAGGATCAACATGAGCGGCGTGAGCAAATTCAGACTGCCGCCATCCTTTCGCGCGCATCTGTTCTTTCAACCAGACAGAAAAATCAGTATTTTCCATAGACACCTCTTATATCAGAAACAACAAATTCAGTGGACAAAAACACTTGACAAATTCAAATAATGGCCTAAAATATTCTTTAGACACCATGATTGTTCTGAAGAATAAGGAATACCAAGATGGCAGAAAAGATATTTACCACCGTACAAATTGATCAAGAAACCTTCGGACTTCTAAAGGAGTTGGCGCAAAATGACCTGCGGTCAACACCGAAAGAAATCCGATTTCTTGTTCAGGCTGAGATCGCCCGCCGCGTCGCTTTGAATGTGTATGCAATGCGGGAACTACCAACCCCAGAGGGCGGCATCTCAGTTCCATTGATGCTGATCCGCAAGCCCGGCGACGACGACGCTGTTCCAGTAGAGGTCTGACATGCTTGCCAAATTTCGCTACTGGCTTCGTGTGCGCATCCTGGCCATCAACACTAACCGCGCTCTGGTGCATGCCCTGACCGCCTGGCACGATACAGGTTGGGGTGGGGAAGCCGAACGGTGGGTGAACGTCTCTGATTTGCATGATGTAACGATAGCACGAACCGGTGAGGTTCTATGAAAAAGCAAGGAAATAGCAACGAAATGTCGGCAAAACCACTGGAATGGCCCTATAAGGCACGCGAGTCTCGCGACCGCTCTGCAGAAGAAGCGGCAGCGATATTACGCTTTATAGACGACATTATCGAAGCAACGAACGACCCCACAGTATTGAAACCAGCAGCCCGCGCCCTAAAAAGCGCAATGACCATTTTGCGCCACATGGAATCGCAGGGTGCGGCCACAAGGCCGGAGTAAGTTACGCGTGCGGGTGGTAGGTCAGAATCTAGCGAGGTCCCATACACCTTGATAACTGGGAGCATCTCCCGTGACCCGCAACTGAAGGAACGACATGCAAACTCAAATCAAAAAGTCTGGCACAAAGACCTGGCAAAAAGTGACTGGCACTACCCAGGAATTGAAGCAAATCTCGCAAGCCGTTCACCAACCCATCAAACCTGCCAACGGGAAGAACCCGACACACATAGATATCCCGATCAAGAAGTAAAGGAGGAACCCATGGAAACTAAAGTCACCAATTTACGCAGTCACTATCTTGGATCACACAATAGCCTTGATGCCCAGTATTTCATTCAGAACTTCCTTTGTTCGAATTGCTACGGACACCTAATTGGTCATTTGACCGATGAAGGAACTTTGGTTCTGTGCGCTAAATGCCACCTGGAAACCACAGGGTATGTCACCAAACAGTACGTCGAACGCCGCCGCCAGAAAAGTCTGGCCGATAAAGCGGAAGCGGCTCGTGTCCTGCGCAATGTTATCAAGTCGCCCAATAGTGGGAAAAGCGAAAAAGAATTACTGAGGGAATTGGGGTACTAACCATGAAAGAGATACCGCTCACGCAAGGGAAGGTCGCAATTGTAGACGACGAGGATTTTGAATGGTTGTCGCAATGGAAGTGGCACTGCATGAAAGGATATGCGGCTCGTCATCCCGCGGGCCCACATGGACAAAAATACATATATATGCACCGAAAGATTATGCGCACTCCAGACGATATGGACGCAGACCACATAAACCACAACACATTTGATAATCGAAGATTGAATCTAAGAAATTGTACACATGCCGAAAATAGCCGAAATCAAATTACTCAAAAAAGAAGCATTACTGGATTCAAGGGTGTAAGTTTTGACTCGGAGCGTAAAAAATGGAAAGCGCAAATCCAATTAAATAGTATCGGGAAAATAATTGGTCGTTTCTCAACTCCCGAAGCCGCGGCTCGCGCTTACGACGAGATGGCAAAGAAACTCTTTGGCGAGTTCACCAACCTGAATTTTTCAGAATAAGGAGGATTTCATGTCACCCATACGAGGACTCACAGATCGAGGATTGGCATTTCCGGAGCTGGGGCAGATTAGAAAAGGCAGCCCAAAGCAAAAGATCATCAAAGACGGTCGAGAGATTGAAATCCAAGGCAAGGATTTGGAGTTCTTTCGATTTGACCTGGACGAACGCGAGGTCGAGGCAATTGCCACCGTCAAGAAGATTTACGGAGACAGGCCCACTGACTTGAATATCGTCTTGCCCTTCAATGAAATTGATCAGTGCTGGGAAGCCTTCCTTGAGGCATACACGGCTGGCCGGATGGTTGCCCGGACCGACGGAGAAGTTTTTATTTATCTGGTCGAAACCAAGACCGGGAATATTTTGGTCAAGAACGGCATTGATGTCGAAACTGGAAAGCCTCGGCCTTATTCAGAAGGAATGATTGTTGGTTATGACTATAAAAATCAGCCCATAAAATGCAAGGCGACTGGACGGCTAAAAGTTGTTTTACCAGAACTCCAGCGTCTTGCGTTCCTGACCGTCCTCACCAGTTCTTTGTATGATATTTCCAACCTGTCTTCACAGCTACTTGCTATCCAAACCTTCTGCAACAACATGGGCAAAGGAATCGGCGGAATACCTTTGGTACTTCGCCGCCGCCCCCACGAAATATCCTGCCCTGATCTAAAAGATAAAGGCAAACGCGTTCGAAGAACCAAATGGCTCTTGTCGGTTGAAATGGATCCAGAAGCGGTGAAGCGCTCCTTGATGGAACTTAAGCGGCTTGCCTTGCCTGGTAATGGTTTGACAATGCCTTCGCCGGAAAATCCAATTACTGGTCCAGATTGGAGCGATATTCCCGAGGACGAAGGCGACGAGGACGAAACCCCTGAACCCACCGGCGAGATCGTCGAAGGCAAAACCACTTCTGCACCTGAGTCTGCATCTAAAGAGTCTGCGCCTGCGCCCCGTCCCTGGTCGCCTTGTTATGTCAAGGCTCGTGTCATGGCGCTTGTCGGGGAGTATGGCATCAAGTCCTGCACCGCATCAGAAGATGATCGGCACCTAGTCGCCGCGACCCTTGACACCACCTTCAAAGGCGATAAGACGATGCGCTATCTTCTCTGCCGCTGGCTACTTGACCTGGGTGACGGCTCGACGAAAGACATGGCACCCACCCAAATCAAGGCACTCATGGCTTGGCAAGGCGTGAAGAAATTTGGTGACATTCCGACCGCCGATACTGTTACTGAGACATTGTCGGTTTATACCGCCGCTCTCGAAGCGAGCGGACAATCAAAACTTTTGTAGGAGGATACATGACCAAGAAAAAGATTACCTCTTTTGATTTTGGCGATGGCCGCGGGCTTATTCCCGCTCATCAGCACATTAACCCGGATAAATCCATCGGCGGTTGGGTCGCCGATAGCGTGGAGTTCGACGCTGAGGCAGAAGTAACCATTGCCAGTAAAGTTCACTTCTCTGGGTATTTCAAAACCTACATCCGGGGCGGCACCTTCGAGGGCGGCACCTTCGAGGGCGGCACCTTCGAGGGCGGCACCTTCCGGGGCGGCGCCTTCT